TCGGTCATCGGCGCAGCGTCGCGTTGATGGCGTCCGACGCCCGCCGCGCCCCGTTGCTGGTCCCGAAGTAGAAGCCCACCACGGCGGTCCACGCGGTCGCCAGCGAGCCGATGAGGACGAGGAGCGGTTCACGCCCCGCCTCGGGCAGCCCGAACGCCATGGCGAACCCCAGCGCCGCGAAGAAGCCGATCGTGATCGAGAAGGCTAGAGCCGGGGTTGCCCAGTCCCGCATAGCGGCATGACGGGCGCGCGCGTCGGCCCGGTCGGCGGCGTCGACGCGGATCACGTCCAACTCAATCTCCGCTAACCGCGTGCGGAGTTGGGACGCAAGCGCGGGATCGCCCGCAAGCGCCTGCGCCACTGCATCGGGATCGGTCTGCCCGGTGACGGCCTGCGCGACTTCGACAACCCTCTGTGCGATTTCCCCGGCCGGCTGACCCGCCACCCTTTCGGCAACGGCGGGGATCAGGTACGGCAACACGGCCCCCAAGAGGGGGATCAGCGGGATGGGCATGGGTCACTCCTTCACGAACAAGTCGCGTTCGGCAGCGCGGCGGCGCACAAGGCCCGGCAGATCGACGCCCTTGGCCTTGGTCCACCGGCCGAACTGATCAGCGGCGCCCGCATAGTCCCCGGCGTTGAGCATCTTGACGAGGGTGGACGCCCCGAACGCCCCGGCCCCGATGTTGTAGGCGAGGCTCGCGCAAGCGCCGTGCTGATTGGGCGTGAGAGCAACCGTGACCGCGCGGCGAACCGCGATGGCGAACTGTCGGGCGTCAACCGCAAGGCGCACATCGGCTTGCTGCTGCGTCCACGTCAGGCCCTCCACGATGTTGTCCCCGGTCGCCCCCCATCCGATCGTCCACACGCCCGCTGGGCAGCGGTAGGCCGTCAGCCTGCACCCCTCAAACTCCTTGATGACGGGGAGCGCGGCATTGACCGCCAGGGTGATCGGGTCAGTCGGGACGGGTGGAGGGGCGGCGGGCGCACGCACGCGGACGAACCGCTCCGCAAGGCGGGACCAGAGAGACATGACGCCTCCATCAATTCGGCTTGGGCGGCCAGTTCGTGTCGATGACGAAATCAAGGGGGTCTGCGCCCTCGTCTTCCGGGGCAAACTCGACCTTGGGATGTTTGCGGGGCTCTTTCGGCGGCGGGCGCTTCGGGCGCTTCTCCCGCTTATGCGGCATCAGAGCGGGCGCTCAGTGCCGTGATTGGGGTGAAAGCCGTTTGCGGCGTTGTAAGCCTGCCGCAAAGCAAACGCCTCCTCAGCCGTGCCCGCCTGTCCTAGATACGTCGTGCCATCCTTGTGCCCGACCATGGCAACATAGCGTTTTGCGCGCTTGTCATAGGTGACGCCAACATACCCGCTCGTGTTCGTCTTCGGCTTGCGCATGTTGCGCTTGTTCTCTGTCGGCGTGACCAGACGCAGGTTTTCAATACGGTTGTTCGTGCCGTCTCCGTCGACGTGGTCAATCTGCATCCCGTCGGGGATCGGCCCGTTGTGCATCACCCACACGATCCGGTGCGCGTAATGGAGCCGGCCGCAGAACCAGACTTGGACGTACTTCTTTCCGACCGTGCATGTGTGCGTGTGCCCGGCGCGCTTTCCCGTGTACCGCTTGTTGATGCCGGTCCACGCCAAGTCGGACTTGAACATGTCTCGCGGGCGCCATTTCCATATCAGCGCGCCAGACGCGGCGTCGTAATCAAAAGTACGCGCGACAAGGTCCGCATTAGGGCTCGCGAATTTCTGCACTTGCTGCCTCATTGATGCGTTGTGGCGTTTCCTGATTTTACCAAATTAGGAAGATGCCGCACGTTTTCTTTTCCACTTCAAAAACTCTGAGGCTTCTGCGGCGTCGTCAAATGCGTGGACTCGGCCAGCCTGATCAGCCATTGGGTCAATAATCGTCACGATCGAAGACCCGCGTTTCATTGTGACGAAATTGCCGCGATGCGCATACGAGTCTATGAACTTGTACCCGCGCGCTCTTGCTAACGTCACCACAGTCCCGCATGGCAATTCCTTGCGTTTGATCCCCCAATCGTGATGGTGCCCGGCAATGTAAAGATCGGCCGTTTCGTCCATGATTGCGGCGCGTTCTTGTCCGTGAAGTTCGTTCCACATCGAGTTGCCTTTGTGGTTGTGCGCCGCATCAACGCGACACACGGCCCCATTGGGGAACTGAATTTTGAACTTCGCGCGCCAATCCATCATCGGGATTACGCTGGCGTTGATCGCGCGCAAGTATGCGGTGAACGCCCCGTCCATTTGGTCGTGATTACCTTCCAGCCACAGAATCCAAGGGATACCTGCGTCTTGAAGGAACCACCGCGCAAGCCGGCGCTCAGTCTTGCGAGACACGTCGCTCTCGCCATAGAGCCGCATCAGCTTTCCGCCCCAGTTGTCGGCGGTATCGCCTAAATTCGCGGCATACATGCCATCGGCTGACACCGCGATTTCAATGTCGCGGCGCAAGAGTGGGATGTTGCAGCCGTTGTTTCCTAAATGGGGGTCGCCAAACCACATGATCCCAATGGGCTTTGTGTCTTTCACCGAGAACTCAAACCAGCGCAGAGAGTTAGCGTGCTCCAATCTCTGCCGGAACCTTGCCTCCATGTGGTCCAAGATGCGTGACGCCGGAATGTCGTCGTCAGCAAAGATAGGGAGGACGATGTCACCGGTTTCAGGAACGTCGTCCTGCGTCAACTCCGCCGCTACCCGCCGGCCCTCGGCCGAGTAGATCGTACTTCCCAACGTTTTTGTGTTGATGCCCAGTTCCTCCGCCGCACGAACGACGGATTTATCGTTCCGCAGCCACGCTTCGATGCGGGTGCGAACGCAGTCATCTTCAAGCCCGCGACCGGACATCACGAGCCGCCCATCTTATCTAGCCGTTGCTCGATCCGATGGAGGCTTTCCCCCACCGATCGAAGCTGGACCTCCAACTCGGTTAGCCGCGTGCTCGTTTGTTCATTCTGCCCAATCCAGCGTTCGATGTGATCCACGCGGGTCGTGAGGCGTGACGCCCACCACACGAAGCCGACAAGATGGGCCAGCGTCACGACGCCGAGGCCCAGGATGGGGGTGACATCGCCCGCGTTCACGACGGGTCCCCGCCAAGATGGACCCGAAGGCCGCTGCCCTCAACCCCGCACGCCACGCCCCTCATGGGAGATAGCATCATCACCGCCGCCCTGCCGTCGGGCAGACGGACCAATGCCCACACGTCGCCGTCTCCGTCCGTAAATTCGGCCACCGGGGCCGCCTTCATCGCCTTTAGCAGTTCGACCGCCCGATCTATGGGCATACACGGAAGCCGTACTTGTGCCGCGACCGGGCTCGACACGAAAGCGAGCGCGACCGCACCGGCTAATGCCGCTATCCTCATGAGCCCATCCTCTTAAATTCGAGAAACGTTATTCGCCTTCGCCCTCGGTCTCGCTATCTTCAAGAAGACGAAGGCCGGGGCCAACCATCCATGCGTTGAACTGCCGCGCGATGCGCTTGTCATCGCCTGCGCCGCGCATTGGTGACATGAGCGTGGCGAACAAATCCGGGTCGGTTACAGCCTCGGAAATGAGGACCGTAGCGCGATCGTTCGTCAGACGCTCCATGAACCGCTTAACTCGTCCTGACATGATTTGCGCCGACTGAAGAGACCCGGCCATGCCGCCGCCGCCGGCAGCGGCGCCAGCGCGGGCGCCCGCAATCCTAGCGATGGTCGCCATGATGGTGTTCGGCGCATCGTCCATCACCGGCCCGACACCCGGAAGACGTCCGCGCGTGCGCTCCAAATTGGTCAACTCGCCAACGATCGCGTCTAGGCGGCGACGCTCTTGATTGGACAAGATCGCGCGAACGGCGCCGGCCTGCCTTGGGTCATCCATGATTGAGCGGATGGCGCTCCCGTTAAGAACAACCCCATCGGGAGTGGACTGGCGGGCTTGACCAATCATGTAATCAACCAGAGATCCCTTAAGGCCCGCCATAGCATCCCCAGACGGGTCTTTGGATACCTGTCGCTTGATCTGATCCGCAAATACGGCCGGGTCCGGTGCCTTGAATATCTGCTCGACTTCGGCATGGACGTCCCCGCCAAGATACCGCGCGGCAGCGGAGTTCTTTGGCTGTTGAAGCGCGGTGCCGACGCGCCCCGCCCGCTCATCCGCGCGTGTCACAGCCCGCTGCGCTTCAATCGCGTCCGCGAACTGCTGGCGCAGTTCTGGATAACGGGACAAAAGGGCATCATTGGTGCGCAGCCATCGGAACGCCGCTTGCTCATTCAGCCCGCCGCCGACGCGCGTAAAATTGTCGGAGAACTGCCGGCGCAGATAATCCGTAACGGCGCGTTGCGCGGTTTCGGTGTCGCCGCCGAAGTCACCGATGGCCTGCATGAGCCCGCGATCGGCCAACGCTGCGCGCGTGGGATCGCGCCCCACCGTGGCTTCCAACGTCCGCTCCGGCGGAACCCTCAAAGCGCCGTCCCGATCCGTGCGGACAAGGCTCGCCACCTCACCCTGGCGGAATGTCTGGTTTAGCGTCCGACTGAAGTCGCGGGCGATCTGGTACGGCTCGGTCACATTCTCGGCGCTGTTCATCGCCTCCAAAACCGCGTCGGCAAGGTCGTCCGCGATGCGCGCCGTGTTCCTTTGGCCGGCGGCGCGGGACGTGCGCGACAATTCAAGCAACTTGGACCGAAGTCCCTGAAGTTCCTTCGGGCTTTCGGATGGCCCGAGGACCGAATTGCTCATGTCGCGGTCCAAGAAGCGCCGCGCGTAGTCGGGAATATCCTCCATTTGTGTGCGCGGCGTGGCCTTGACGATACGCTGATACGCCTCAAACACGGGCTCGGTGGAAACCTCTACGTCGTCGGGAATTTCGCTCCATAGACGGCTTTCTTGACGGAGCCCGTCTCGGTACGCCTTGTCAAACTCCTCGCGCACGATGATTGCGGGCTGGTCACGGGCAGTCGTAGGCTCAAGCGCGGCAATGCGATCTTGCGCCCGCTGCTGCGCGGCAGACAGCCTCGCGCCCAAGGCATCATTAAGCCGCTGCACTCGGTTTTGGATGAACGCCCGCGCCGCAGATGGGTCACCGCCGAGGTTCCGCATTTCCTCTTCAAGGATGCGGGTGCTTTCTCGCGCGCGCTCCTTCAGCGCATCGGCAATGCGCGGATCACTCTCGGCCACGGCGCGTTCAAGCGCGAGAAGTCGATCGTCGCCTGTCCGCTGGGCCGGCGTGAGGTTCCCGATGGACGGCGCTTCGACAACATCGCGCATGGCTTCCGGGTCGGCCACCAATCCCCGCACCCGGTTAGACGCGCGGTCCAAACTGCCAGCGCGAGTGTTCGGCATGACGGCGCCAGCGATGTGCCGCCCAGCGGCGGCTCCGGCCCGCGCAACGGTCCCGGTGACCGGAAGGCTCATAGCCGCGCGCGGCGCAGCGGCAGCCGCGCCGACGCTAAGGCCGCCCGCAAGCTCGCCAACGATGCCGCCGAGTTCGGGGTTGTCCTCAAAGGCTGGCGCGCGCTCACCAATGTAGCGCCCGGCACCCGCGCCCGCCCCCATGGCCGTGTCAATGCCAGCGGTCGCGACGGGCCTTGCGATGAGCGACTGCCCAACGCCACGAACAACCGGGTTTGCGGACGCCGCCGCGCGGCTCGCCACCGCGAACCCAGGGATCAGCGCGCCGACCGTCTCACCCACGCCGCGCGCAACGTAATCGCCCGGCGTCTCGGCCTGTTGGCCCGGCATCGGCACGATGCGCGAGCCCGTGAGGTCACCGAACACGCGCTGCATGAACGCTTCAAGGCTATCCCGCCCGCCGACCGGCTGGCCGGAAACAGGAATGCCGACCGCGCCCAGTCCCGCGTTGACCAAATCAACCGGCGCTCCGAGGATAGTGGCGATGCCGCGATTGATGAACGTCGGCGCCCCCGCGCGTTCTGCCGGCGTATCAAGCGGCAGGATGGCCTCATTCGGAGGCAAATCTTGGAAGCCATCAAGCGGGATGATTTCCTCGTCCGGGGTGAGTTCGCGGAAAGCCATGCGTCACTCCGTTGGCACAACGCGACGCCCGTCCGGCGTCTCGTAAACCATCCGCCCGTTCGCGGTTCGGCCGATTGGTCGCGACCCTTGCGGCAGCCCAGGCGGCAGGTCACGCCGCCCGCCCGCCCCCTGTTGGGGCACGCCAAGGATTTGAAGAAAGTTCGTAATGCTGTTGGCCGCTGCCGATGCGTCACGCCGCGTTTGAACGGGAAGGTCGGGGTTTTCAGCCGTCGATTGCTCGTTGCGCAGCCGCACGCGCAAAGACGCATCCACGGCCTGCATCCGCTCGCGCAATGTGCGCGGGTCGGTCATCACGCCCGGCGAAATGTTCACTTCCTGTCGGATGCGCTCCATTTCCGCGACGGGGTATCGCGGATTGATAGACAGCGCCCGGATGAGTTCGCCTGTCGCGTTCGCGAACATCTGCCGGTCCTCGACCAGCCCTTGCGGGGCCACGTCCATGCCGACCTGCCCAAGAACGCCCTGCAATGCCGTTTGGCCGGCCGGGATGGCGCCGGTCACGCGGTCAGCCATTCCGTACAGGGTCCTCATTTGCGGCGGCGACTCGGGCGAACGGGGGTTCGGATCTGGCGCTTTGGTCGGGCGCCTCTCAGCGCCGGTCACCAGATTGACGATGCGCGTCTCGCCGTTAACCGGGTCCACATTCACGCGCTCAATCCCGTCCACGACGTTCAACGCCGTGGCGCGATCAACGTTGTGCGTGCTCATAATGTCCGCGATGCGGCGGTCGCGTGCCGTCTCGTCCCCGCCGGCTCCGCGCGCCATCCGCTGAATTGCTTGATCCAGCGTCACTTGGTTTGGGTGACCTTCGGGGAGTGCGTCGCGCGCTTGGATTAGACGGACGAGTTCGGGCTGCGATGGAGGCTGCCCAGACCGGACTTCCATCTTGCCCGTCCTGTCGCTGCGCTGCACGACGGCATCGCGCGGGAACCCGGCGGCGGCGGCCTGCTCCGGCGTCAGCGTCGTGAACGTTTCGGCGGGCTCGCGCGGGGCGAAGCGCGGCCCCTCCCCGAGCGTCTGGATGATGTTTCCGCTGCCGTCCACCATTACGTCAATCTGCTTGTCGCCGCGCGTGATCGTGCGGAACGTCGGCTTGGCGCCCTGCATCGACGCCGTGAGCCACGCCCGCCCCACGCCATCAGGGTCCGCGAGAATGAGCGCCCTCTTGGCCGGATCGTTCATCAGAGACGGGTCGCTGTCGAGCGCCGTGCGGAGAGCCTGCCGGGTCGCGCGCTGTTGTTCGCCCGCCGCGATCTGGCCGCCGATCTGAGCCTTTTGGACCAGTTCGCGGACGTTCTGATTGCCCGTCTTTTCGACGTTGGCGAGAGCCGTCCTTCCCGCCTCTCCGATGGCCCCGAACAAGGACGGAGACCTACTCGCCATCATGCCGAGGCCGAGTTGCAGCAAGAGGTCGTAGGGTCGCGCGGCGCGGTCCTGTTCAACGGCCTGCTGATATGCCTCCGTCGTCAGTTCGGGGAATACGGCGGGCGCACGTCGGCGCGGACCCGCCTCGCCAAATCGCGTCAACAGGGCTTCAAGAGCGCCGGTGTCCAGTTCGCCAACTTCGTCTTCGGCGCCGGGAATGATGCCAGTCATGGATCACCTCAATCGCGAAAGCCGGGGACGCCAGTGCCGCCGGGGCCGAGCCAGCCAAGCCCACGAGGCCCGGCGATCCCGACGCCCGTGGCGCCGGCGCCGATCACCTGAGACATAAGGCTCGCGCCCGGTGCCGTCGTCGTCGTGGTCCGCTCGAAAGGCGTCCCGGCAAGCACCGACTGAATGTATTGCTGCATCTTCATCGGGTAGTCGCGAGCATTGCGAAAATCCTCATACTGAGTGTCAAAGATGCCCTGCGCGATGCCGCGCTCCTGCCCGCCAAGCTGGTTGAGCATTTGAATGATCGCCATTTCGTTTCCGAAGCCCGATTGACCGAGGTTCGCAAGCGCCTGACCCGACGCAAGGTCTCGATTGGCTCCGGCGTTGGTAATTTGGTCAAGCAACTGCGCGATTTGCAGTCCGCGATTTTGTTCCGTGTTGAACTGTTGCTGGCCGCTTTCGAACGCCTGCGATGCGACTTGCCCGACCTGCCGCTGCGTCTGGTCGCGTTGAAGGCTCTCTGCAACCGCCTGCCGGGACCCGCCGAACGCGCCGGCCTTCGCCGCGCGCGCGCGAATGTCGTTGAGGTTCCGATCGCCCGTGCGCTCGATTTCCCCGAACACGGCGTCCATGTAGGGGTTCATAAACGCGGTCGTGTCGCTGTCCTTGAACCGTTGGCCGGAGGCAAGGGCCACGCCACGCCCGCCGCTGTCCACGCCGGCCGCGCCGCGCACCATCCCCGCCGCTTCGCCCAGGAACGGGTTGCCGGCAACGTTCCGCGCGCTTGCCCGAGCCTGCATTTCGTCGGGCGTGAGCCCCGCGACGCGCGGCCCGGTGTACTGGATCGGGCGCCCGATGTTTTCCGGGTATGCGCCGGCCGCGATTTGTTCGGCGGTAATCAAGTTCCGCCGGCCGGCATCCTCGACCCATCCGGGAACGCCCTGCGTCGCCGTGGTGGTCTGCTTCCCGGT